TTGTGCTCAGGTTGGTGTCGTAGATGACGCGGCTGCGCCAGTCCCGCCCGCCGTTGTAGTCCCAGCCGTGACGGGCCACGATGGCGTCGAAATCGCGGCGAAAGTCCTCCAGGGTGGAGCCGCCAGTGATGGCTTTTTCAACCGCAGCGCGGAAATCCGCCACGATGGCGTCCCGGTTGGCCCCTGCGACCACGAAAGCCCAGTCGTGTTCCTGGGTGTAGATGTCGGTCCAGCTCGTCGTGGGCAGGTTCAGCTTGCGCCGGAAGAACTCGGCCTGCTCCCGAAACGGCAGCGATCCATAGGCCGCTTCAGCCATGCATGCCCCCGGCTTCCTGCAGCACGTCGTAGCGGCCTGCCAACTTGGCGGCCGTCATCGCTTCGGCCATGGCCGCCGCGTACTGCTCCAGCGTCATGTCGGGCAGCAACTGCTCAAGCCCGTCGCGGATCGCCTCCAGGCTGGGCGCGCTTTCGACCAGGCCGCGAATCTGCACCAGCCACTGGCTTGTGGCCTGCGCCGCGCTGGTTGCCAGCTGGGGATACATGGCCTGTGCGGGCGTCAGCTCGGCGGGCAACGCCTGCCGGGCGGTGAGAGCCGCCCGGCCAGGGGGCACCACGGGGGCCGGCCTCATGCCCAGCACTACCTGGCCAGGCTGCGGCATGGGAATGCCCAGCTTGTTGTTTGCCCAGTCCTGCGGGACCTGCACGCCGATGCTCACCAGCTTGGGCAAGGCTTCGGACAGCACCTTGATGTCCTCGGTTTCGCCCGTGATCAGGCCAAAGCGCGGGCAGCGGCGGATGCCGTCCGGTGCCAGCCCGTTGAGCGCGGCCATCGCATAGACCAGGTCGCGCGTGATCGTGCTGTTGAGCTGCCGGATATCCCCGTCGCGCAGGTCTTTGCGGACCTCGTTGTGCACGTTACCCAGGGCGTTTGTGCTGGCCTGGCCATCGGCGCCGCTGGTCAGCGTGCCGCCAAGGATCACCTTGGACTGGTTGCGCTCGCACCAGCTGATCATCAGCTCGAAGGCCTTGGGATCGCCCGTAGCCGCGTCCTTGAAGTCGATCAGCATGCCCTCGGGGATGATGCCGGCCGCGTTGTGGCCGATCCCGATCAGGGCGCGTAGCAGCGTGGCTTTTTCCTTTTCGCTGGCGTTCGGCGGGTACTTGCCCAGGCGCACAGGGATGCCGTAAATCTCCAGGAACTCGGCCAGGTCGCCCACGCTGAAGTTCTTGAAAAGGTAGGTCCAGACCAGCTGGCGGAACAGTGCCGTGCGCTCCAGGTAGCCGCTCTTGGCCTTGTGGATGTGGGTGATCCAGCCGAAAGGCCGCAGCGGCTCGCCCTGGATGCCTGCGGCATCAGTGGTATTGGTGCGCAGGCGCAGTTCCTGGCGGAATCCGCGGTGCAGCTGAAACCAGGACTGCGGCCGGTGCGTGATGCTCTTGGGCACCCAGTACTTGCCCTCGCGGTGCCATTCGATTTCAAGGTTGGCAAAGCCTTTGCCGATGGCGTCCGTGGCGTCGAAGATCACATCCTCCAGGTCCGGTATGGCCTGCACCAGCTCGCCCAGCTGCTCGGCATTGCGCTTTTCCAGGGTGCTGGCGTTCTCGGGCGGCGTGATCTCCCAGTCCAGGATCAGGGCGCGGCGCCGCTTGCCCATCTCGGAGGCGATATGGCCATCCTTTTCTTCCATGTCCTCGAACAGGTCGAACTGGGCCGTGAGGTCGCCTTGCTCGGCCGCGTCCAGAATCTGGGCCAGCTTGGACGGCGTGAGGCCCCGGGTCGGGTGCGTCTGCAGCTCGCGCTGCAGGTGGCCCAGGTGGGCGGTTTGCGGCGTGTCCATGCTGCCCAGGTCGATGGGCTGGCCGTCAGCGCCGAGGATCATGCTTTTTGCCATGGGTTCACCTCGATTCGGGGTTTGCTGTGGGCCTTTGGGTCGCCACTTGCGCGGCAATGCGTTTAGGCGCGTTTACAAGGCCCGCAAAGGACGATGCCGATGCCTGGAGATGGGCACCGGCGGAAAATCGCTTAGAAGGCCGCTGTTGGGCTCGCCTGTTCCCCATCACCAGCCCTCAGCCTCGGGAATGTGGAAATCGTGGTCTGAGCGCTCTGGCCCGACCTGGTTGTCGAAGCCACGGGCATGGCCTGGAACCTCCATGTAGCCGATGGGCGCGATCTGCAGCTTGGCGGCGGCATGGGCGTAGACGCAGGCCATTGCGCGGTCGCCGTGGCTGTCGCCGTCTGTCTTGCCCTCCGGGATGCGGGCCACGCCGCGCACCAGCTTGATTGCGCGGTGGTCGGCCAGCAGGCCGTCATGCTTGGGCAGCGTAATCGTCCCGTCTTCAAAAGCCGCCTTGTAGCCGGGCATGTTGTCGCGGTACCAGCCTTCGGTTGCCATGAGCTTGACCACAAGGGAGCCGTAGCGATCCTCTGCAGCCTCGCCGATGTAGCTGCCGTTGCCCCGGCTGTCGATGACGATGCCAGAGCAGCGCGGCAGCACGTCGCAGACCGCGAACAGCACCTGAAGCTGCTGGTTGTAGGGCACGTTCTTGAGTTCGACCAGGAACGGGATGCGCTCATGCAGATTGCTGGCCACCTCCACCGGGGCGAGCACGGACAAGTCCCCCGAGCGCGCGAAGTCCATGCCCAGCGCATGGCGCAGCTCGGGGTTCAGGCGCTTGAGCAGCGGCTGCAGCTCGGCCTCGATCCACTCCCGCATGAGCACGGCGCGCGTGCCAGGCGTGGCGTTGTTAAATTCCTTGGTCCCCGTGAAGCGGATAACGGGCGCCTCGACCATACGAGCCTCGACCTGAACGCGGGTCAGCCACGCGCCGCCGCCCTGGGCCGGGACGCAGAACAGTTCCTCATCCTCGTTCGGGCGGTAGCGCGCGATGATCTCAGCCCGCCATTTGGCTTCGCCCTCGGCCGTCCAGGTCTGGCCCGTGACCGTGCAAATCTTGCGGTACAGACCATCGCGCAGCGCGTCGTCAAAGTCCACGCGGTGCAGGCTGTAGGGCAGCTTGCCGGCCCGCACATCGTTGATCAGCTCATTGAACGGGTTGTCCTCGCCGTTGTGGGTACTGATGATGCGCACCTGCCCGCCCCACATGGTCATTGCCATGGCGGCCTTGAGCAGCTCGGCCAGGCCATCCACGAACGCGGCCTCGTCGATCACCAGGCGCTCGCCAGGTCGGCCCTTGGAACGCAGGTTGCGGGGGTTGGACGTGAACGCCTGGATCTTGTGGCCGCTGTCGAAGTGGATGGTGTACGTGAGGATCTGCTTGTCTTCCTCCTCGATCACCGACTCTTCGATCTGGCTGGCCGCTGCGCTGAAGGCCTTGGCCCAGGTCGCGCAGTCCTCAATGAAGCCCTGCGTCATCTCCTTGTTGTATGAGATGTAGTAGACGTTGGCGCCCTCGGCACTGGCCGCATAGAGCACGTCGTCTGCGGCCTCGGCATAGCTCACGCCGATGCGGCGCGATTTCTCCATGATCTTGACCGGAGACTGGTCCTGCGCCCATTTGACCTGGTAGGCAATGAAGATGGCTTGCGTCAGCTGGGACGGCACCGGCGCCTGAAGCTCTTGCACTTCGGCCGTCACAGTGCCCCCATGATGGCTTCGCGCAGGGCGGCCACGCCCTGCTTGGAGAGACCTTGCGCCTTTGCGGTGGTCTCGGCCGTGGCGGCGGCATCTTCAAAGGCGCGCTTGCGGGCGCGCTCCTCGGCCTTGGCCTGGAATTCCTTGAGGTTGACGCTGGAGCGGGTCAGCGTGGCGATGTTCTTGGCGGCCTTGGACAGCAACGCCACGCGCTCGGCTGGGTTGGTCGGATGGTTCTCGTCGTCACCCTCGACGGCCTCCTGCAGCTCCAGGATGGCGTCGAACAGCTCGGTCTGCACCATGGCCGTGAGCGCCTCGCTGCGCGCATCCTGGTCGTCGCCGGCGTGGGCACGGATGATCTTGGCCGCTTCGGTGCTGGCACGGATTGCAGCCAGGCGCCGGTCCAGCTTTGCGCCGTAGCGGTGCAGCGCCGAGCGGCTGGGCAGTTCCCCGGCAGAGAACTCGGCCGGGAAGTTTTCCTTCAGGTTCGTCACCAGCTCGTCCAGCGTCATGCTCCCCGTCGCCAGCATGGCCTGGATATGCCCCTTGATCTCGGGGGGCATGCGGTCGATGGAGCTTTTGCGGCCCATGCTCACCCGGCCCAGTACTTGGTGGGCCGGGCAATGCCTGGCTCGCAGTCGAGGGTGTACTCGGCAATGTCCACGCCAAAGCGTGTCAGCTCGGCATACCAGGGGCCGCTGGGCGACTTGGTGATCTTGACCAGGTCGCGGTCCTCCAGATAGTCCAGCTCGCGGCGCATTTCCAGCGGCGTGGCGTCCGGGTAGATCGACTGCGCCACGGACAGGATCGGCGACTCCTGCGCACCCATGGGCCGCGCATTGTTCAGCGTGAGCAGGATCAGCCACCGCATCGATTCGCGGCGGATCTTGGCTTGGTCAATTTGCATGGCTCCCTCCAATGCTTGCAACACGTAGCTGGGCGACCTGCAGCTGCGCAGCGACCGCGTCCAGCTTGGCCTCGATAACGCTCTGGCCCCGGATGTAGTCCTCACGGCGCACGTACTGCAGCGGCATGTCTGCTTTCATCTGCAGCAGCTCGCGTTCGATCCGCTGCCACTTCTCGGCTTCGTCCTTGCTGGACTTCTCCATGGAGTCCAGCCGGGCAATCAGCTGCACGTGGGCGTATTTCATGGCCCCCACCAGCACGCCCAGCCCGGACAGCAGCAGGCCGACCAGCTGCCAAAAATCAATCTGCAGGCTCACGCGGGCCGTCCTTTCTTGAATTCATAGGCTGCAGCGCATTCAACGCATCGCTCGCAGCCCGGCACGGCCCAGCGGCGGGCCTGCGGGATAGGCTCGCCACAGTCCGTGCATTCGGCTGCAGAGTCGGCCATGGTCTTGCCGGCCAGGCCCGAGCGGCGTGCCTGGTCACGCAGCGCGTCGTCGCGCAGCTGCTGTTCGCGGTCTTGCGCGCGGTCGATGTCATCGCTCAATCGGCGCCTCCTGCAGTTGCTGCGGCGGGCTGTCCGGCATGGCAGACGTCGCGGGCGAAGCGCTGCAGGCCGGCGACCTGGTCGCGGAGTTCGTCAGCCTCTGCTGCCAGCAGCTGATATGCGCCGCTGCTCTCGCCGAGTAGCTCTCGGGCCGTGGTGGCTTCGCCAGAGCAGGCGGCAAGGCCGGCATCTCCAGCCTGGTAGGGATTGGCGCGGGACTTGAAGCGGGCAAGTTCTGCGCGCAGGCTGCGCAGAGCATCGGCAGCATGAGCAGCAGCAGCCTGGCGCTGGGCGTCTTTCTGGGCTTGTTCATTGGCGACTTTCTCGGCATTGCGTTGGCGCAGCGTGTTGGTGCCGGCCGTGACCTGGCTGCGCAGCAGCTCCTGTGTGTCCCAGGCGGCTTGCACACGGGCCGCACCCTGGGCATCGCCCTTGGCGATCAGGCGGCCCTGCCAGACCTTGGCCCCAACCAGCGCGGCGGCGATGGTCAGGGCCAGCAGCAGGGAGCGGGCTCCCGGCGTCATAGGCCCGGCCCCCAGCCCGCATAGCGGGGCTGCAGCACGTTGAGGATGCGGTGGGGGTAGCCCAGGTTCTCCACACAATGCAGCGGCGCGCGGCGGGCCTTGCCGCAGGCTGCATCGACTTGCTCACGGGTGGGCTGCACGGCACCCGAAGCCGCCGCCTCGCGCTGCCAGTGGCCCAGTCCGCCGTTGTACGAGCGCAGGGCCACCCACATGCGGTCGCGCTCGCTGTAGCGCGCTGGCGCGCGGTCGAAGAGGTACTTGTCGTAGCCGACCAGTGCACGCAGCGCCCAGGCGGGGTTATGGGGCTGGCAGTCGGTCTGGCTGACCTGGATCAGCTCGCACCACCAGGTGGCCGTCGCGGGCATGAACTGCGCCAGGCCACGCGCCCCGACACGACTGACGGCGTCGGGGCGCCAACCGCTTTCCTGGTGTACCTGGGCCGCGAAGACTGCGATAGGCGCGTCCAGGCCCCACGTCGCGTGGGCAGTGCGCACCAGCAAGGCCCGGTGCTTTTGCGCGGCGGCGGGCACCTGGGCCAGGGCACCAGTGCAATGGCTCAGCGCGGCTACCGCAAGCGCAGCGCCCAGGAAGATGGCGGCGCGAAGGGTACGGGGCCGCATGGATCAGCCGCCCAGGCTGATGGCCAGAATGGCCGCCGACATGATCACGGCGCGGCGCAGCATGCATCCCAGCATGAAGTACAGCGGCGCGGTGTCGGGCAGCGTTACCAACGTGCAGGATTCGCCCGGCTGAGTGGGGTCTGCGCTGAAAACGGCCGGCTCACCAGGGCCGGGACCATGCAGGATGCGCAAGGCATCCAGATTGGGGCGCGCGTAGGGGAAGACCTTGCGGTCGATCCAGTAGCCGGCGATGGCCGCCAGCGAGATGAGGTTCAGCTTGTAGATGCTGGTGGCGATCTGCTGGGGCGCGATCAGGAACACCAGCGCAGACAGGACCAGCGCAATGAGCCACCAGCTGGTCAGCCGTGGGAGCTTGGACCGGCGCGGGCTTTCTGTGGACTGTGGGGATTGCATGGACATCCTCGGTTGGGCTTTCGGGTCAGGAAAGCCCACACTTTGGATGTCAGGGGGCGGCCAGTCTTTTGGCCGAGGGCACTATGGCAAAGCATGCGCCGCATTCGCGCAAGCTACTCCATAGAGACTTCAAGTTTGTTGGTAGCTCGTTCTACCTTACTGCGCGCATCTTGCACCCGACGCAGGTACTGGCTTTCGACCTCTCCAGACTTCAAGGCAGTTGCGTCAAAAGCTGCCATCCATTCCAGCCGCCACTCAGCGAGTTCGGGTGGGGCACTCTTTTTCTTGAAGAGGGCCTTTATTTCTGTATGCGTCTTCTTGGCAGCCTCCTTGCCCTCACCGATGCATTCCTCAAGCTTTCTTTCTTCGACTGCCGTGCTTTCTTTTAAGCGTAGGCGTATATACGCTGTTCGGCCGGTGTACATACAGGCTTCTGCAAAGCCATCCAGTACTTGGTTGGATTGCTTAATGACGGTCAGTGGATCCCACTCAGCAAACGCTAGCGTAGGAAAAAGTAGGGCTGCTGCCAGATATCGTCGCTTCATGTTGATCCCTATCCGCACTTGGCGTTGGCATGGGTCTCGGCCTTGGCGGCCTCGTTCTTCAAGCAGGCTTCCACATAACCCTTTGTCCGCCGACACTCCAGGTCATTCAAGCGCTTGACTCGGGTAGTCCCAAAGTTCTTTTGCATGAAATCCTCTGCATAGGCTTTTGCCGAAGGGCTCAATCGCATGAGTCGTAGCACCTCTCGCTGACCAGGAGACGTAGGCTGCTCATGGCCTGGAGGTGGCTTTTCCCTCCCCACCGATTTTTTTCTATCGTTGGTTGCCTCATCGCCCGGAGCGACCACGTAGAACGTGTTGTAAATGTGTTGGGTTGTCGAGTGCTGAGAGTGATTCAAATCTCCGGCGACTCGGCCAGCTTGGACGTTGCCGTCTCCCAGATCCTGCATCCTCTGTTTGGGCATCAGCTGCTGGAACAGCCACTGCATCATCTCCTGCATTCTCAAGCGAACTCCCCTCTCCGTCTGCCGACGCGTTGCTGCTACTTGGCCCTTTTCTTCACTGCAGGAGGGTTGTAGCTCCCGCCGATGCTGCCAATCTGAACCGACCCTGAACCTGTGTTGTGCATGACTTGGCCGCTTCCAATTGAACCGCCCTGCAACGCTCCGATTGCGGCAGCTTTGACAGCCAACGGTGCTGCACGGAACAGTTTCACCAACTCCAGCTCATCGGGCGCAAGCACGGCCGCGCTGGATGAACGTGCACCCGTAACGACATAGGCCACATCCACTCCGACGCGCGCCCAGACGATGAGGGCCTTGACGTTGGGATACGCGGTCTCTTTTTCCCAAGACGCCTGGGAGCTCTTGGATGCATCAGCCAGGGCTGCGAACGCAGGCTGGGAGAACCCCAGCCGCTCGCGCTCTTCTCTGATGCGCTCGCCGCATCCAGTTTTCTGATCCATTTCTATTGAATAGCTCAGAATTCTGAGCCATAATCCATTCACACAAGTTCAAACAAACGAGCACTAGCGCCAACTAGTGCCCACAAACCGGGACGCAACATGCCACTCAAGAAACGCTCCGAAGTCCGCGCCGAGTTCGCCCGGCGCGGCATGTCTTACTCGGCCTGGGCCGCCGCGAACGGCTACAGCCCCAACCTCGTGATCGCCATCGTGAACGATGACGACGACAAGCCTGTGCGCAAATGTGCCCGGGGCGCATCGCACAACATCGCCGTGCAGCTGAAGCTCAAGGACGGCGAAGTCCTGCAATTGGCCGCACCTCGAATGACCGTGTTTGCCTGAGTGACGGTTATGTCGCAACACATTATTACAGGCAATCCCGGGCTTCGTGGTCGCCCTGTGGTCAAGAGTGCCCCGTGCATTCTGCGTGCGCTCGCAGCGGGGCAACCTGGTGCAAATCAGCGTGTCCAATCACGCGAGGCAGGTACTGCGGATCGCATGCATGCATCGGCAGGGAGCGCAGCAGGAAATCGCGCACGTCGTCCTGGACGGCAAGCGTTGTCGGGTGCTGGCCGGGGGACTCCATGATGGCGTCCAAATCAATCAGCAGCTCGGCAATATCCAGTTGCCTGGTGTACGCCAGCCGCCTGCACAACATCGTGAACATGCTGTGCATTCCGGCAAGCGCTGCGGTCAATTCTTCGCGTTCGGTGTTCATGTTTTGGCCCGTTCTCGTTTGGATGGCCGCACTGTACGAGGCGCTCCAATCGCCGGCTACGCCCAGCCCAGCTATTTGTTTGGAAGCGCTTTCGCGGAGGGCATTCCAATGACCCGCCGTGTTTGGAAAAACGTCCGTGCGACCAGCCTGGTGCATGCCCTGCGCCTGTGCAAGGAGCACGCCATGGACCGCCGCAATCTCAGCGTCGAGCGCATCGCCGACCTGATGGGCGCCAGCCATGACAGCCTCTACAAGTGGCTCGGCACGGGACGCATGCCCGCCAACCTGGTGCCTGCCTATGAGCACGCCTGCGGCTGCCATTTCGTCACCGACTGGTACGCCGCAACGGCTGGTCGCCTGGTAGTTCCGATGCCCACGGGACGTGCCGCTGCCCAAGCGGAGCTGCTGGCCGTGAACAGCAGCTGCGCCGCTGCCCTGGAACTGCTTACCGCGTTCTACGCCGATCCAGCCCAGGGCGATGCCGCGACCACGCTGCAGGCGCTGCGCACACACCTGGAACAGGTGGCCTACCACCACCACAACGTGGCTCGCTGCGCCGAGCCAGAGCTGGGATTTGACGCATGAGCACGACCGCTAACACCACCAAGAGCGCACAGCCGGTTCTGAGCGTCCTTGAGGCCCTGTGTGGCTTCGCCGATGAAGGCGCCACGAACAAGGACTTGGCCACAGCCTGCAAGACGACGGCGGTGGCAATCACCCGCGCCACGCAAACGCTCATTGCCTACGGCTGGTGCCGCAAGAGCGAAGAGACCGGGCGCTTCTACCCCACAGCGCAGTTCACGCGCCTGAGTTTCAAGGTGTCGGACTCGTTCGAGCGGGCTCAGCGCCGGCTAGATGACCGCCGCCATTCCATGACCAGCGGATTTTGATCAACAAGAAGGAGAGATTGACTATGGGACGCACAGCAACAAAGGCCGCTCAGCCGGTGCAAGACGTGGTGCTTGAGCAGAGCGCGGTGACCCGCATCGAACAGGCGCAAGACGCCAATGCACTGGTCCTGATGGAAACCTCGGCCAACGCCAAGGCCATGGCTGCGCAAATGGGCTACGAAGGGCCGCTGACTGTGGGCGCCCTGGAGGACGAGATCCGCTTCTACCAACGCCGCACGGTGGAGGCAATCTTGGAGACCGGCAAGCGTCTGCTGGTTCTGCGCGAGCTGACGGGCCACGGGAATTCGTCCCAAATTGGGACAAATGAAGATTTCTCCACGCGAGTCGAGCTTCTGGGCTTCTCCCGTCGAAGTGCATACCGCTTCATGCAGGCAGCCACCAAGATTTCGACACGTGCCAATTTGGCACTTTTGAGCACCCAGGTCAAAAACGTCAGCGCTTTCTTGGAACTCGTCACGCACGACGACGATGCCCTGGAATCGCTCAAGGACATGGACGACATCGACCGCATGAGCGCCAGCCAGTTGCGGTCCACGCTGCGCCAGGCCAAGGAGGACAACAAGTTCCTGGCCGAGAAGCGCGACAAGGAGTCTCAACGTGCTGACAAGGCCGAGAAGGCGCTGAAGTCGGGAGGACCCGAGCTCGCCCCCATTGCCGAGCGCCTGCAGGAGTTCAATGAAGCCGTGAACGCCACGCAGGATTCGGCATGCGCGGCCCTGATCGACCTGGACCGCCAGGCGAAGGAGCTGGAGAAATGGTGGCTGGATGAGGTCACGCAGCAGCCCAGCTACGTGCCCGGCGAAGCCACACCCATGCCCGCCGAGGTCGTTGCCCTGGCCCAGAAGATCCACGACAACGTGGAACGCATCGCCGCGACGGTCGGAGGCCTCCAACGCCTGATCTGGGAAACCTACGGCCATGAAATCGAAGCTGCCCGCACCTATGTGATGCAGCCCGGCGCCATTGCAGGCCAGCCCCTGGCCCAGGCCGAGTAAGCCGTGAGCGAGGACGACAGCATGGCTTTGACACCCGCCATTTGCGATTACGTGCGGGATCTGGCGCGCAAGCTGGCTGCGGCCCCTCATGGGGGCAGCGGCCCGCTGCTGGACGCTGCAGCCGAGTTCCTCGGCATGAGCCGCCAGACGGTGTACCGCCACCTCAAGACGGTGGCCGGCTGGGAAAGTGGCCGCAAATGCCGCGCCGACAAGGGCAGCACCAGCGTGGACAGCCAGGCGCTGATGACGCTGGCCACGATGCAGCGCGAAAGCGTGCGCGACAACGGCAAGCAGACCATGAAAACGCCCGTGGCGCGCAGCGTTCTGGAAGCCAACGGGCTGGCGGTAGGCGTGAGCAATGCCCATCTGAACCGCCTGATGCGCGACCGGGGCCTGAGCGTGGATGCGCAGCGTGCTGCAGCGCCCGCGCAGAAGATGCGCTACCCGCACCCGAACCATACGCACCAGGTCGATCCCAGCCTGTGCCTGGTGTACTACCTCAACGGGCGCCAGTACATCATGGAGGACCGCGAGTTCTACAAGAACAAGCTGGAGAACTACGCCAAGGTGAAGTTCAAGGTGTTCCGCTATGTCTTGTGGGATGGCGCCAGCGGCCTGATCCTGCCCTGGTACTGCGAGGCGGCGGGCGAGAGCCAGACCAGCCTGTTCAATTTCCTGATGTACGCCTGGGGCAAGCAGGACCAGCAGCAGCGCCTGTTCCACGGCGTGCCCAAGGTTCTCGTCTGGGACAAGGGCAGCGCCAACCAGAGCCACGCCATCCGCCACCTACTGGACAGCCTGGAGGTCCAAGCCCTCACACATGCGGCCGGCAACAGCCGCGCAAAGGGCGGCGTCGAGGGCGGCAACAACATCTGCGAGACGCAGTTTGAAAGCCGCCTGCGATTCGAGCCCGTGGACAGCATCGAAGAGCTGAACGCATCGGCTGCGGCCTGGGCCGAGGCCTACAACGCCAACATGCTGCCCGGACAGGACACCCGCCTGCGCCGCGATGGCTTGCCTGCGCCCATCGCCCGCAGCGACCTGTGGCAGCGCATCCGCAGCGATGAGCTGCGCCTGCTGCCGGAGGTCGAAGTCTGCCGCGCCCTGATGGCTGGCAAGCAGGAGGACCGCACGGTCAACCAGCACCAGGCCATTCGCTTCCGGCATCCGAAAGCCGGGAAGACGCAGACCTACTGCCTGCGGGGCATGGACGGCGTGAATGTGGGCGACACGGTCAGCGTGCGGCCTCTGGTGTATGGCGACGATGCGATCCAGGTAGAGCTGGCCCGCTACGACGGTGAGCCACTGGTTTTCCGGGTCGAGCCAGAGCGCGATTTCGACGGCTTCGGCAACCCGATGTCCGCCGCCGTGCCAGGCGAGGGCTACAAGTCCCACGCGGACACGCCGGCCCAAGTCGCGGGCAAGGCCATGGACGCCCTGGCGTTCCCCGGCCAGGACGCGGAGGCCGCGCGCCAGCGCAAGGTGGTGCCCTTCGGCGGTGAGATCAAAGCGCACAGCTACATCAAGGACGTCGAGCTGCCTGCCTTCCTGCAGCGGCCTGGCATCGAGATCGACGCGCCTGCCCACGCAACACCGGCCGCGCCCGAACTGATGAATCCGGTGGACGTGATGCTGCGCATCCGCGCCGAGCTGGGCCGCAATCTCACGGCCGAGGAAAACGCCTTCATGACGCAGCGGTTTGCCGCTGGCGTGCCTCAAGAGCAGGTGCAGGCCCTGATTGAGCAGTTCAAGAACCCTGCCCATGCCGAGCCGCAGCCCCTGCGTGCTGCTGGTGGCCTGCGGGCGGTATAGGAGGCCCGATGAGCGACCACACGATGCTGAAGCTGCACGACACCTTGACGCAGTTGCAGATTTCCCAGGCTGACCTGGCACGCCATTGCCGGGTCTCGCGGGCAACGATCAACCTGATCTGCAAGGCCGACAAATGGCCCAAGTCATTCAGGACCAACGAAACCACATTGCGCCCGCTGATCGAGCAGTTTCTGCGCGTTCGCGGCGCCACAGAGGACCAGGTGCTGACCGCATTTGATCCGCTTTTCGAGGGGGTACACCCGCCGCGTTGCAGCGCGACGGGTGCCCTTTGTTCCCACGGCCAGCAGGCCAAAACCCAAGAGGACTCCGATATGTACGTTCGCCATAGCCGAATCACCCCACAGGCCCGCCAACACTTCAAAATTGTACGGGACCCCTTCGTGGACGAGTTGCGCTCCAGCGCCGACGTCTTCGACAGCGACGATATCCGCTACGTGCGCGCCGCTGTGCGTCAGACAGCCCTGCACGGCGGCATGCTCGCCGTGGTCGGCGATTCGGGCGCTGGCAAGAGCACCATCCGCAAGGATCTGCAGGAGTGGATCAAGACCAGTGAAGAGCCGATTGAAGTCATTGAGCCATATGTGGTGAACACCAGCGCAGCGTCGCGGGGCGGTCGTGCGCTGGTCGCTGCAGACATCACGGGCGCCGTGATCCGCAACATCGCCCCGGGCAAGGCCCTGCGCGCTTCACTGGAGAGCCGCACCGACCAGATGCACCAGCTGCTCAAGGACAGCGCGCGGGCAGGCCGCAAGCATGTGGTGATCATCGAAGAAGCCCACGACCTGGCCACCCCCACGCTCAAGGCCATGAAGCGCTTCTACGAGCTGGAGGATGGCTTCAAGAAGCTGCTCTCCATCATCCTGGTCGGCCAGAACGAACTGGCGCGCAAGCTCAGCGAGAAGGACCCCGAAGTCCGCGAGGTGGT